AGCTGCACCAACTACTACAAGTCCCCACTGGAGTATTTCACCAAAATCTGTATTCCAGAATCCTCCATTGCGTTCTTCTACATAACTTTCGTGTATTTGGATGCGTCGTTCTACTTCACGTTCTAGGCCAGCAATGATTACATCGGCCTGACGTCGGTCAGAAGTTACCCTTAGTCTCAGCTGACCCACTTCAAGCCTCAAACGGTTCCAGTCAGATTCACGTTGACGTTGCAAAGCTGCTTCTGCTCGACTGCGTGCCGCTTCTGCTTCGGCGATTAGGTAAGCTACCGCTGATGGATTTAGGAGTACTCCTGGCCATGGCGCCACCTCACCTCTTTGCAGGTACGTCTGGCGTTCGCCTCGTAAGCCATTTGAAAGTTGTGCAGGGGGTAGTTCAACTTCCTCAAGTGGAGCAAGTGTTAAATCAAGCTCAGGCCAATCAATTGTTGCACGAACAGTATCCTCTGTAGAATCCTCTGTAACCTCCTCAGAAGCCCCAGACTCTTCTTGGGCGTATGCACCAGAAGAATTTAGACCAAGGGTTAGGAAAACGCTAAAAGCGACTATGGTAGTTATCTTATGCATGTTCATTCCGAAGGAATCCCGAAAGTGTTAGTAACAGCCCCTGTGAGAGTTGTTGGGTCCCTATCGTGTCTGCGCACAATTTGAGTTTGCGTATTATCACGGGTGTCGTCGATTTGACCAAGAACCTCCTTGAACTCAGTCTCAAGCCTATTCTGCTCTACTAAATACTCTTGCAGGAGCCTCGCTTGTTCAATCCGCTCTTCTTCAACAATTAGTCTCAATTCTTTGATTTGCTGCTGGTGATCCCTAGATTCCTGGTGATACTGCTCCAACAGATTTTTATATGACTTAGTTTGATCAAACTGTGAGAATGCACTAGCCGTAAGAAGGCAGACACCAATCACAATAAGAATTGTTAACCAGTTCTTCTTGACCCAGTCCCAGACTGCGCCGAAGAACTTCTTAAGTTTTTCCATGAATAAACCCTAGTTTAACCCGTACTTCTTCTCTTCGGAGTGTACGGTCAACTTGGGTGTGTTGTCTGTCTGTTGTTCAAATTGATCAATGGTGTACATCAATTCTTCTGCGAGTGTCGAGCAGTTTACAACTTGTTCATTTAACAGCTCGACCCTGTCAATCAAGGTTGAAACCTTCATGCTTAAATTGCTTACGAGTGTAGTCAGGTCTAGATAGTTTTTGTCGGGTTCCTCCTGAGAGATCTTTGTAAACGCCTTTTGGTGTATTGAGGCGTCCTTTTCGGAACTTCTGGCATCTTCCAAGATTGTCTCTAGGGCTTCGGTTAGTTTCGTTTTGAACGACATGGCTAAACTCCATTTTTATTATTCTCCTTGAGGCGGTCCTCAATGAGCTTATATAACAACTCGGCATCATGCTGGTTAGCACGATGTCTTCCCGAGTTCGTTTGCTTATGTGTAAGTGCCTCATCCATAAATTGTGACACTCTATCGTCCCTTAAAGAAACAAGCTCAACAACATAAGTCAAAAATTGTTGAGGCGTAAGACCTCTCTTGAAGAGCACCTTGCGAAGCTCTTTTAAAGAATCAGAATCGAAATCAAGGACGATTTTCGTCTTTTTGATGGACACTTTAGCCTCCAACGGGGCCAGTGACACCTGCACGTGGCTCAGGGTTTTGTGGCAAGTTCTGAGAACTTACCTCATCTTCCGTTGGCCTAAGGTCGTAGCTTGTGTCAAGAATCTCCATCATTTCTTTTGCTGTTCTCTCATCGTAGTTACTCTGAACATACTTTTCAGCACGGTTCAGGATCAGTGTGTTTAGATCAATCAGTGATGGAAGGTTATTAGTAAGCCTCGCCACGCTTCTTGTAAAGTCTTGTAGGTTGATCTTAGGGGTGTTTATAACTGGTTGTTCGCCAGCACCTGCGTCTTCACCATCTGCGGCTGGGTCTTCTTCGCCTAGATCACCACCTAGATCACCACCTAGGTCACCACCCAAATCCCCTCCGAGGTCAAGGCCGCCTTCTGCGTCAGCTTCGTCGTCAACTGGTTCTTCATCTTGTTCAAGCAGGAAATCAACAAGTGAGTCAACATTTGCCGATTCGAACATTTCAGAGGTAGGAATAGCTTCACGTTCATATTGAACGAAGTACCGATCGATTGCTTGGTCCAACGAAAAAGCCTTGTCAGCCACACTTGCAAAATCCTGCATGGCTTCTGGGCGTTCTTGTGGTTGATATTCTTTTAGTAAGCTCTCAAGCAACACTTCAAGATTGTTTTTGTTTTTCTTGCGCATCAGTAACGCTCCTCTTCTGGACGTACTGGTGAGGGTGTTTCAGGTCCTGGAGGCGTCGTTGGTGGAACGTCGACCTCCCCTGAAGTGGTCACTTGATCGATAGGCGGACTCATAGCATTGTCGAGCATTTCCTGTGGAACTGCATTATACACAGGCTTAATCATGAAAAGTGCATCCAGATCACATCTTTCAGCAAGCGCCATACGAGCTTCAACCACGTTCCAGTTGATTTCACGCATCATTGCAACTATGTAATCATTTTTGTCATTTTCGTAATCGCAAATGTAAGCATGCTCCCACATGTCCATCACGAGAACAGGTACAGCACCTAGCGGAATGCCAATGTTGTGTGAGTCAATCACGACATTCATGTAGGTGTTTTTGTAAGGCTCGTAAACCAATACAGCCCAACCACTTTTTGCTGACCTACAAGCTGCCATAAAGTTGAACTGCCAATTCTCAAAGGTGCCAAAGTCTCTTGCAAGCCTCATATATGGCAATGCGTCCACACTGATTTCTGATGCTCTATCAGCGACGTTGTGAAAGTAAAGTTCATGAAGCTTGATTGAATTCAAGTTATAGTTTTCGTCAACCTTCAGGGAACGATACTCAGAAGAGTTGGAATTCGCCTCATGTTTGCCAGCCCCGTCAAGCGCCGAGCTTGATTTGTTGAAAGTGTCAACGTAAGAGTTATAAAGCTGTTGGTGTACTCGTTTAGTAACTTCCGACAATGATTCTGTGTTTAAAGTAAAGGCCTGTGGTATTGCCACTAGTGCTTCTTTGATTACTCTTTTGGCGGTCTTCACAGACTCCACTAAATTTGTGGTTGGCCTGGCCACTTCTTTTTTCGTGTATTCAGGTAGCTTTCCTGACCTCTGAAGAGAGTCACGGATAGCACCGTTGATGATTTGCTTCAAATCCATGGGAATTCTTTCGTTGCGCAACACGGTTAAGTATGTGCAGCAATCCAAAAGAAAACCCTAGGAAGGCGCCTAAGCGTGGTGCCTAAGTTTTATTACAATACTCAGCTCTTCTTATTTTTCCTTGGTTTACTTTTGGTCTCCCAGGGCTCAAACTGTTTGAAGACATCCGATCGAATCACATCCAAACCATACAAGGTCATATTACATAAAGCAGATTGGTGTGTCACCATAATGGCATCCAGGTGTCTCAAATGGTCTGGTTCTCCCTTGAGTTTGGCGATGGGTATGTTGTAATTGGCGCCACAACCTCGACGTAATCGGTAATGGTTTATTTTCTTCCTGGTTTGGTTTTCGCAGCTTCTTCGCACACTGTTGACAATGTCCGTGGGTAAGTCGACTTGAAATTTTGGTTCCCTGGTAATATAGCTGTGACTCTTTTTACACTGAAAAGCGTAGCTGGCGTGTGGACTATGAATATAGTCATTGACTTGTTTCATAAGAGTTTCTGACGTCTGTTTATTACCGTTCCAGGTTACTATATGGAATTCAAACCAGAGCGACGCCAACTTCTTTTTTAAGAACCGAACCTTGAAGTCTTGAACTGGCGTTTTTTTGGTTAGCTGCTGATGATTCCAGGAAAGGTGAGACTTTACTCCTATCGGTAAATCGACCACAATGGTCTCTGTGTTCACATAACCTAAAAATAGTGCGGAATTTCCGACGGCCGTTTTGTAAACATTGCCAACAACCAAGTCTTTGACTTTGATCGAAGCCTGGGCCTTCTTTCCTGCACGCCTGAGTATGCTTTTATAGATGCCCGAGCCTACTTGAATCGGTATGAGCTTACGATTGGCCTGCACAAAAATAAATTCACCCTTCAATGTCCTTTTATCCTTTTCGAAACCTTTGCTTCGGATAGCATTGAATAGGATGTCAGGCGTGAGTTCAACAACATGTCCAGTAGGTAAACAAGCCTGCATGTATTCGGCACTCCAACCAACTACAGCAAGCTTTGTAGGCTTGTTCAAGTGAATATATTTTAGCTTTTCCTTAGCACGTTGCTCTACTTCCTTTTTTGAGGACGTTCCCCAGTAAACCCAGTTAAACAACTTCTCAGAAAACCTTCTTGCATCTCCCTGATGTGGGTCTGTAGTTGGTAATCTGTCCCAGTCAGCTCTTGTTGGGGTCTTCTTGCCTTTGAATGAACCATTGAATATTATATGTTTTGGGATTGTTGCTGAGTACGCCATTGTATTTCCTAACAATAAACATTGTAACAGCCGAACAAATTGAAGTAAACACTATTGTAGCTTAGCCTACCTTTGTTTTAATCTTGAAGCTAATTTTGCCTTTGATGCCCGTAGTAAAGAAGTTCTTCCCTGAGTTAGCATAGATTTTACCCTGGAAGTTTGGTGGGTATACCACATTAAAGTCTTTAAAGAAGGCATCGACCTTGTTCACACGACCCATTTTACTATTAACTTGGATGACAGAGCTATGATTTAAAATTGCTCTAACAGCTGCATCAAATGAGTCTTCTCTGTTAATCTGAGCTGTTAGTCTCTTTGCAATTCCTGCGAGCAGATGAAAGAATGGGTGGTAGGTAGGTGGTGGGTCGATGATCTCCCAAGGAGTTTTGCCCCACATTTGCTTAGAAAGCTCAATGAGATTTGGTGTAGACAAGCTTGGGTGGTTTGCCTTCATTCCCTGAACAGCTTTGTCCCTACGCATCCTTCTCATGTTGACGACAACCTTCATATCCTGGTCGTCTACAATACCCATAATTTTAGCTGATTCCAAGACACCGAGGATTGCGTTGTTGTTGTTAATTGTTTGAATGATGCTGATTGGAAATCCATATTCGCTCAGGATATGCTGATAACCCTTAGGGTTCTTAGATTGAATTTCGTTCAAAATAGAAAGAAGTGAAGTCACAGATGCTGCTGCACCTGTGCCAGCCTTAGAGCTAATTCCAACCTTCATTCCATTTGGCGCTTCCAACTCTGAATCTACAAGAGCATTGGTGGCTGACTGGAAGAAGCGAATTCTGCACTGAGCATATGAACTTTGTGGTAACAGTATCTTCTCGGAAGAAGCTCTGTCTCCTGTGGACACCCAATTGGACACGACGGATATTGGTGCAAGTATCTCGCCAAGATACTTGTTGTATGCCTTCGCATATTTGTTACCACCAGGCAAAACTGGGGACTGCCCGCCTTTTAAGGCGGCGTCTAATAGCATCTCAACGTGCTCTCCAGCTTCAGCAGGCAAGCCTCCAGATTTTACCATTAGTGCAGTGTTGGTCTTCGCAGTTGATACTACTTCTGCCACAGTACGGAGATTTTCATCCTGTATGAGGTCACTAGGCTTTAGCGCAAAACCTTCAAGGGCTGCGGCCCCCTTCTTGAGTTTCAGGCCCGTGTCTCTAGCAAACTTGGCCATCGTCCATTTGCCATATCCACCATTTTTTGTATTTTGGACATACCTGATATAACCACGGTAGGTGTTATCCTCTTTATTTAAGAGATAAATTAAGATGGCACCTTTTTTGTCAGCAGTGATTGAGTTAACTTCTATTAACTCAACATCTATTTCTTCAGTGTTCAGCTCCAGAAATGAATCGACAGCATCTGAAAGCTCTTCTGAGGAATCGAATGAATCAGATTCACCTGGGAACTTTCGGATGTTGGCAATTTCATATTCTGTTCCATCATTATCAACTAGCAATTGCCCAGTTTCTCTCGCAGCTACCCCACGGGCTTCGCTCAGGTATAGGCTGATTTCACTATCAATCGCTGACTCAATTAAACGGAGAAGTTGTTTGGACATACTATGGTGTAATTAGTCATCTTTACGTTCGATTACATCCAACTTGGTAAAATGTGTTGAAAGGCCGAAATCTGACTTTTTAAATCTAGCTAACACAAGTGTATTGCTAGGAATCACTGCATCACGCTTAGGGTTGAATCCCCAGATAAAACACCCCTGCTCTGAGCCAGACTCTCCATAGACTTTCATTCTCAGATATGGTTTTCCATTCCTTGTTTTGGCTACTACACTTCGTTTTACAACTGCCCAATAATAACTGTTTTCACTGCGCCATTCATCAACAGACCCAATACCATTTTCTTCGAAGTAGGCCTTGATCTCCTTTGTGATGATAAGGTTGATGTTCACTGAACCTGCAAGCGTCTGACTGTGCTCGATCTTCTCATCAATCGTCCAGTCCTTAAGCCCCTGAGCCTCCTTAATAAGGTCTTCCAGGATTTCTGGTGGACGTGGTTCTTTTTTCCGTGAACAGGCTCTTTTTAGATTATCAGCTTGGTCGACAAGCACATAATGCATTTGGCGATAGTTCTTGAACATCTTGTCTTCACCGACAAGGTCCATAGACTCAAAAGCTTCAAGCTTTATAAGAGTTGAAAGGGCTCTCTTGTTGAATTTGCTGTGCCTCCATGTCTGATCCTGATTCCATAGAAGCTCCTCAACCGTTTTGTAGGGTCGGAATTCTTGAATTTCCCTTAGTGTGGGCATGCCAACATGCTTCAGTGCCTGGAAACTTGGAATTAGCACTCCGTTTTTGACCTGATAATCTGCCTCAGACTCGTTGATGTCAGGCTTCCCAACCTTGTAACCAAGACCCTTAGCTTCACCAAGGGCGATTGAGATAGGCGCTTCTTTGCCTGTAACGTGTCCCTTATCAGTTGCACAGTAATCGATATAACTGGCCATCCACTCATCTGGATGATAGGTGAGAAGCCAAGCACACTGATATGAAGTGATGGCATAGGCGGTAGCGTGGCTCTTATTGAACGAGTATGCTACGAACTCTTCCATCTCGTCAAAAATCTTGTAGCTGGTAATCAGCTGCGTGCCGTGTACTTCTTTGCATTTGATGGCGAAATCTTCACGCATCTGCTTTCTCTGTGCGTCAGCTGCACCCTTGTTAGATTTGTCCTTCTTTGTGAAGGATTTACGAACCATGTCGGTCTCTTCGAGAGGAACCCCAGCCATCTGATGGTAGATGAGCTGTAGTTGCTCCTGGAAAACAATTAGTCCACAGGTGACATCCAGCACCTCTTCGAGTAACTCATGTTTGTAGATGATGCTCTCAGGGTTTTTGCGGTTGTTCAAATACAACTTGTCAGCTCCGATGGCTAGAGGTCCAGGGCGGAAAATCGAAGTTGCTGTTGCGATATCAAGGATGGTCCTTGGCTTCATCTTCTTAATGAATTTCTGTACGGGAGGCTGGACGAACTGAAAAACTCCAGCCCAGTTGCCGTTCCAATACACATGTTTGTAGACTTTGATGTCATCCATCTGATTGTTGTCTGGATGAAGGTTCGTATAGAACCAGTCCTGCACATTTCGGAATGTTGGGTATTTGGTACCCTGTTTCTTTAGAATACGTCGAATTGTGTTCTCAAATATCCTAAGCGTACCAAGCCCAAGAATATCAAACTTTAGAAGCCCGAAACCTTCAAGGTGACGAAAATTCAATCCCTCTTGCCAAGGCGTTTGAAGAACCCCACCGCTCTTGATGAGCGGCATGTGCTTATTGGGAGTCTCCGTAATGATGACGCCGCCAGCATGTCGTGAGACGTTTCTCATTTGCTTGAACAACACCTTGATGTTGTTTTCAAGGTCAGGGAACTCAACCATAAGCTCCTGAAAAGTCTTGGACTTCTCAGCTGCCTCGTCAAATGTCAATGTCCACAGCTGTCGGTCGAAGCCTGGCTTCTTCTTCGCCTCACCCAATGCCTCACTTTCAATTTTACGTGTGTATTTATTGACCTCTTCGAATGGCACTCCATTCAAGCGACACAAGTCCTTAACCAATGAGCGCATTTGAAGTTGGTTGAAGTTAGAAATCGGGATGACGTTCTCTTCACCAAAGTGTTCAGCAATAAGCTGAACTGCTTTCTCACGGTCTGAGAAATCAGAGTCAATATCGGGAAAGCCTTTCTTGAAGCGTGTGAGGAAACGCTCAAAAAGTAGGCCATACCTGATCGGGTCTAGCTGAGTAATGTTCAGAACATAAGCAAGCAAAGACCCGCCAGCAGAATTGTGTACTCCTAATCCTTCAATGTTATATGAATGAGATTCACTGACGGTGAGATCATGAACCTTGCCTGTGTAATGGAATAGAGTCTTTTTTGTTAGCTTTGCCAATGTTATTTTCCTTGTGCCACTTTCGAGCTTCTTTAATCAGTTGTTTCGGAATGTCAGAGTCAAATACTAGTCTAGCATAAAACTCGTTGTCTTTGCACCACGCCTTCAGTGCATGGTCTTTTGCGTTGCAGCGCCATTGCAATTTTTTGTAATAGAGGCCACCACGACCTTTCACTTCAACAATTCGATTTTGATTTACAATGAAATCTGGGTAGTATCGATGTTCTTTTCCTTCAAATACATACGGAATCCCCTCTAGATCAAATCGCTTAAGCGAATAACCTTTTTCTAGTGACCAGATAATGAACGCCAATTCATAAGAACTTTGGTATGTAAGACCTTCATACATACCAGATATCGCAATAGAATTTTTGATTACATTTTCACGGTATTCTGCGCTCTTCCAAAGCCTTTTCTCAATTTGTCTATACTTCTCTTTCATGCCAGGTTGTGCATGTCTTCTTTTCTGTGAAGCTGTTTGCCTTGCAAGAGTTTCAGGCCGATTTTGCGCTATAAGTTGGGCTTTGCTATTGTTGGCTCGCCATTCGGTATCGTAGGCAAACTGTTCTTTGTAACAACTATCACAAACTGGTTTTTGGTGTTTCCTTCTCATAAACCCAAATACGATACAAACATAGTCCTTACCACACGGACATTGGATGTAGAGGTTGTTTTTATTGTATTTGCTGTGAAGTTTTTGATTTGCCTGAAACTCCATCCAAGAGTACCCAAACTTAGTTTCGATGCCCGAGCGCCAGGCTCGTCGCTTCAATGAATGCCAGGTCATCTTCCACTCTGTTAACATAGGTGCTAGCATGTCCTCTGTCAGACATGGAGATTCTATGTTCTCGATTGTCTGTAGTTGTTCTGCGGTCAACTTTGGACAAATTACACGGCCACCCATGTTCGTGAATAGTTGTGTTCAATGGTAAAGGCCGAGGGACTGGTTATGAAACCAATACATGGATTAGAAACATTGGCAAAGGGCAAAAATGCAAGTTTAAACCATCTGCTTTTTGTCCCAAAACAAACCAACCCACAAATCACGTGGTTCAAATTTCACTGCCAGCTTCATACTTCAACGACAACATCTTCTTCGGTGAGGTGTTGAGCTTCGACCCAGCTTCTATTTGAAGTTAGAATCTCATGGTTCTTGGTACATCTAATCACCTTACCGTTGTCGAGTTCAAGTTCAATACATTCTTCATCGATGTCATATGTCATAGTGTTTTCCACAGATTGTTCATTACCAAATGCGTCTATTACTTTATCGCTGATGATGATATCTTGAATTTTGGCATGCAACCCATCCGCCATTTTCACACGAGACCCTGGGAGAAAGCATCCTCGGGCGTTTCCAATCAGCATGTGTTCACTTACAATCTCCATAATTTTGGAGTACGTGAGGAAATACTTTGAGAAGTTCAGATGCTTGATGACCTTCAGCTCGTGCTTGAGTCGGGCAATGTACTCCTGGTTTTCAGCAAACCCTCTGCGTTTTATACCTGCAATTGCCTGACGCTTCAGTTCCTGAAAAGCAACCTGGTCTTCGGTCGCCTCGGTCCCAACCTTATCATAGATTGTTTCCAACTCAAACTTATCTACCATGCGACTGATCGATGGTAGTTTTACAGAACGATCTGGCGTGATATCATCAATCTGGTCGTGAGCAATTGTGTGTGTTCGTTCAATAGCCTCGCACACCAGATCGTCATCATAGAAATCCCAGCCCTTGCCTTCCTTATACCTGTGGTATGATTCCCAAACCTGCTCGGCATTCTTTGGATAAAGTTCACATTTCAACTCTTCCATCTTCTGCGGGAGTTTGGAAGTATCCAAGCCTTGGCCTCTGGAAGACCACGCCATCATCTTGTAAATCTCACGCTGCTTCCAGTGGTCTGGGTGAGAGTAGTGTGCATCCACTGTTACAACAAGCTTAGTATTTGTACGCTTACTCGCTTCAATGAGATGTTGGTTTACAAGATGCTGCGCTCCCAGGGAGTTGAACTGAAGTTCGAGATAATAATTCTCTTCACCAAGAGCCCACTTGAAGCCATCAACAACCTTTTTCAATTCCTGTTGAATCTCATCAAAGTGCAGGTCATTGGGCTCCCAGTTCTCGAAGTTTGGGTCTTTCTGTCGGTCAAATACCTTCCGTGCGGGTACTCCACCTACACATGCCGTTAGAGCAATGATGTTACCCTTTGCGTACTTCTTGAGCATCTCCAGGTCCATCCTGGGGTAGCGATAAAAGCCATCAACGTAAGACTCAGAAACAAGCTGGTTAAGTGCTGTAAGGCCCTCACGGTTTTTTGGAAGTAAAACAAGGTGATTTCTCTGGTTCAGAGGGTCGCCATATTTATTGCCCTTCGTTTCTTCCTCGTTTTCTACTACCGTGCCCGCAACCGTATCTTCCAAATCAAGTTTTGTTGAGGCATATGCATCCCCAAGAAGCTCTAGATGTCTCTTGAGCTGGTCCTTAGCATCGACATTACCCTTCTTTACTAGCTTCTCTAGACGCTTGATTTCTCTACGGCCATCATAAATTTCCTGCCATCGTGGAAGTGAATCAATGAAGTAAGCTTCAATGCCTGGCAGTGCCTTGAAGTTCACGCCCTTCTTTACCAGCTTTTCATGGTGAAAAAACTGGTGTGAATAACCATTCATGTTGCCATGGTCTGTAAGCGCCAGGGCATCCATTCCGTTATCAATGGCATAATTGATATGATCTTGCGGCATGCCGATTGCATCACCAATCGAAAACGTACTGTGGGAATGCAATCCCACAAACTTCTTAGGGTATTTCTTATTCATTAATAACTTTCATGTGAAGGGACTGGCCACAATCCCAAATCTTATATAGGCCTTTTTTATAACCAGAGTTACTTCGAAACTTCATACGATGGAAGCATGGGCGCTAAAAGTAAAGATTCACTTCCTTCCGTTGCCGCCAGATACAAGTGAATAACTTGTTCGCCATATAAAAACGACCTCCCTATATAAGGGAGGTTGAATAATGTGGTGCACCTTGTGCTAGCCAGGTACATTAGCAGGTCTCCATGCTTTAGTTTAAATTCAAAGGGGCGGTTTTTCGATTCGACGTGCAGGAACGACTCGTGTAGTACTACTCCGTTTGCTTCACATGTTCTGAACTCGGCTTCTGATATCTCAAATTGCATCTGGGCATTATAGGTCTTGAAATCATGTTTAACACGATACAACTTGCCCTTACAGAACATAACACATTGTGACATGCCCGCATCTAGGTTTAAACCAATTTGGTAAATTTGAAAACGCCCGAGTCGGGAGATATTCAGATATTTCTTGGCATTATAGCGGTAGGCCCGTTGAATAGCTCAGCTGGCCAGAGATTGCTTCGAATGGCAAACACTCGTGTACGATCGTATCTATTTCCACCATCAACTGTGTCATGCCATCTGCCATAATTGGTTGTCCCTAACGTCTTGATAAGCCTTTTAGGCCATTCAGAAGATGCATCGGGCCGTGAGGCTTGTAATCTTATTCGACCCATACTAGGGGCATTTACGGAAAACGAGTGGTATACGTTCCAAGCTAGGTCATGCTCAGCCGAAATATTTTTCCCGAACTCGATTGCTGTCGGGTGTTCGAGACCAACTGTCTCTTTATACGCAGCAGATTCTACTCTTTGATTTCCTTTGACTAGAGACTCAATTGCCGAGTCAATCTGAACTTGGTAAGTTACCTCATCTGCAAACAAATCGTGGAAAAGAACAGCCCACATTTCCGCCTTTTCCCACTTGGGACCTTTACGTGGAACACGTCCACCTGGAGGGGCTACCAGATCCCGAATTTCGGCGCCTGTTATTAAGCGGCCTGTTTCCCAGTGTCGGAGAGAACCATCTTGAGCAATGTACTTCTTGTCTCTTTTTAGTTCACTCCAAAGATTATCCAGAGCTTGACATGGAGCATGAAGTTCAAACTCACGAAGCAAACGCCAAATTGAGCCTTGTTTCATTGAACGTGGATATACACCAATTTTATGTTCTAGACCAGCTGATATCCCTGCGCCGTCATAGGACTGCACTGCGCCGAACTTACCACCACCTTCAGCCATAGCTGTTAGCCAAAGCCCACGCCATATGTGACGCTTTTTTTGCTCATCCGTAAGAACGAAATCTTTGATGCCCAAAATTTTCGCTCCCGACCAAGACCTATACTTTCTCCAGCTAACTTTTGTCATTTCCTAATTTTACCTTGTTGAATTGTTTCAAAATGGCTTTATTGGACATTTGGACAATGTTGACCCAACCAAACTTGTCCCCAAAACCAATATACAACATTCCAGAGTAAACTGTGTCCTTGGACTTGTAACGGATACAGACACTATTCGTATTCCAATAACTGCGTTTTGTGCTAACAACAGTGTAGCCTTTTTTTACCAAATTGGCTGCCGCTGCTTTCTTTGATGCAACACAGACCAAATTGGTCTTAGTGCCCTCTGACTCCCATAAATCCGCTTTAAGGAATATAACATAATCACCATGTTGAATTTTTGTGTGATTTCTACGCCACTCGGCCTTTTGTTCCTTGTATAGGTATCGAAAGCGCCCTTGAAAAGAGTATAGCTTACCTGGTACAAGACCAAGGTCTTCTAAATCTGTGATTCTTTTTTTTCGCTGTTTTCTCTTACGGCGGTCGGTCATGATAAGAGTTTGCTCTTCTTGTTGACCCTTGTACAGAGCCCTGATTTATGAGTTAGAGAGCAGGTTTTATATCGTCACAACGACTCCAAATATGCTGGGTTCGTTGTTGTGCCTCTTCTGTAACAATAGAAAGGCATCTTGAGAACCGATGTTCGTTGAAGTAGAAGTGTCATCTTCGTGTTAAAGTCACTATCTTCGGCTTTCTGACACCTTAGTCCCAAGTTACCTGGCATGAACTTCATGCCATGATCCCAGAGCTGCCTGTAGAAAAGTGCTGATGCGCCATGCGTCTCGAAGCTTGGACCTACGTAGTAGTGGTTGATGCCACCCGTTTTGAATCCCGTAAAAACGTGCTGCACGACTGCGGAATGTGGCATGATGTCTGACTCGGTTGGCCCGTCTGAATCTACTAAAACTGCCTGTGCTTTATCCATTTCCTCTTGTGTCCCACAATTAGCAAAACCGCATAGTGTATGATGGCTTTTCATTTTCTGAAGGGTTTTTACCTGCCACTCCAGCCTTTGCGGACATGAAGCATCATCAGCATCTTGAGTTGTCACTAAGTCACCAGTCGCTTTGGCATCGATGCCATGGTTCAGTGCGAACCACTTTCCACGATTACTAGGGAGGAAAATTGGCTCAACAATTCGGTCATCAAGAGTGACGAGTTTATTAATCACCTCACGTGAGTTGTCGTTGGAACAATCATCTACGATGATCACTTCAACATTTTTGTATGTCTGGTTCAAAACGGACGTGACGGCTTGTTCAATGAATTGTGCATGATTGAAATTGGCTACGATCACCGAAATTTTAGGCGTGTCAGTCATTTATCACATCCTTCCTGCTTTAAATGTTTTGGGCATGTTTCTTACACCATTCCAAAATAATTTTGGGTGGACGAGCTTCGAGGGTGACTGAATTGGTTCTATTACCTTGCCATGGAGTATGGAAAATATGCCCGCCTGTTTCTGTAGCAAGTTTATCAGACAATACCCTAATCTCCTCATCAGTGACTTCGTCCAGGCTCTTGTCGGCAAAGAATGGGTTCCAATCTTCCTTTTTCTTCTCGTTGTAAAGTGTAAGCCACGAACCATTCCAGAAGTGCTTGAACTTCAAGATTTTGCTCTCTATGGAAAACCAGGAGAAGTGGTAAACGGTTGGTAGATGACCAACTATCATATTGAACCACATCTGGTATTGCTTGGCAGCGGCTTCATCAGTGACTGCGAGCTGTCGCATTTTTTCTACATCTTGGGTCATGAAGTTTGAGGATACAATAACCTTACCCGTACTTTTGTCGATGTAATCACAGCCGTCTGTTCCACGCTGCGCATACAAAAGACCATCTTCCGTCTTGCGCAGATGTTTAGGAATGCCGTGAGTGATATTTGGCAAATTCTTGCTAAGGCGCCATTTCCAAGGGTTTACATCAACCCTTACTTTGTCAAGACTGCCCCAATATTCAACAACTGGAAGGCACATCACTGGAGCCTTGTCTATATGTTCAGCCGCTTGTTCGATAAGATTTTCAAGCTTTGCACGAATTCCTTCTTCGGCGATCTCATCCACATCTTGCTGCCACAAGTAGTCACCTGTGCACTTGGATCGTGCGAGAGCTTTCATCTGACCATCATATATGCCGTGGTTGGGTGCATCCCAGGGGACATCCACGTGATATACAAAGAGATGATCAAATTCGTTCATCAACTCTTCTAGTTTAGCCATTGTACCATCGTCCTTGTCTGAGGAATCTCCGACAACAACCTCGTCGCAGAAAGCAAGCATGCTTCGGATTGCTTCCTCGAAAGGGTAATTCATTTCTACACAGCACCGTGTAGTGGTGTAGCCTGAGATCTTCATATAGTTTGCCACCGTTTCACATAAAGGATGCCCTAAGGAGGGCTTCCTTAGGGCAGTGTATGTTTTTCTTTGTGAGTTGTAAGTCTCAGATTATCTTTATTTTTTTCTCTTCATTTTATATCGGTACCTAACAGCACAAACTACTCGAAACAACAACCTCAGGAGAACTCCAATACCAAATATACAGGAGGCGGCGAAATTGATAACGGAAAACCCTGGGGTTGCCAGGAGTGACATCGCAATGGCTAGGTTGTAAATTCCTATAACGAATAGAGGAATCTCCCAACTCCCAAAGACATACTCATTGAGATTACTTATGTGATTTTGCGACATCCTAGGGGCAGTGAACGGTGAATTTGTACGGGCAGAACCGACAGGACCATTTGTTTTTGACTGCTCGGCCAGAAATAATCTGATTGATGGCGTCATGCACATTTGTAAGAGCCTTCTCGACTGTCTTGGGTCCTGCCGAGATTGGCAGGAAGATAATGCGACTACCATCTTTAGCAGGCCGACGGCGAAGAAGAACGAACCCACAACGGGCGTCTTTTAGATCAATACCGTGCTTTGAACACCAGAAATACTTATAGAGGATGATCTGCATCTGCTTTTGGAACGAACGTATTTGCTCAGCACGCCAGCCCCAATTAGTTGTCTTCCAATCGAGAATCCAATAGACATATTCTCCAGGAACGGTTTCACCCTTGAGTCCACTGAGTCGGTTCTTCTTCCCAGCCTTCTTTTTCGGAACCTTGATTACTAGGTCGATAAAACCCTTGAAATGTTTATTAACCTGACCCTCGATTGGCTCAAATAGCTTTTCCTCAGCTGATACCAATTTCCAACCTGGAAATTCTTCATCGAGCCATTGGGGCGTTTTCTCAAGAATACCAGGCATGGCATCGATGAACTCTTGAGCTGACTCGGAATCCACTGCCTTTTCGCTAAAGAGTAATTTTCCGAGGCGTTCTTGAAACTCAGCTACACACTCTTCAAGAGGTGGAACTGTGCCCGTTAGGACATATTGCTCCATAGCACCGTGCATGACCTGGCCGAATTCGGTGTGGATGGAAGGCCCGTCCATATTCAGCTTCTTCACATGCTTCAATTTGTGCATGTGTGAACAATCCATCCAGTTGGCAATCTCCGAATAGGAGATATGCCACTTCTGCGTTGGTAGTACCGTTTTATCTTCAAAAAGAGGGAGTTGTATCTTATCTTGGTTCTTATCGGCCATTTCGGTATCCAATTTTGCAGTTCTCTCGGAACTCATCTAGTGTCAATGCATTTGAGTAGGAGAATGCGCTCTGTAGGCCACCCCTAATCTGCTGAACCACCTCTGCGACGTGCTGGCCGACAGGCATTGCCATTGTCTTACCTTCAGGTGTCGGCAGCTCATCTCCACTACGAATTTCTCTCATGGCGTCAGCAGATGCCATACCCCGATAAAGCCCTGGATGGGGTGCCTCGGGGCACGAGGCGAACATCCGCCCACTCATAACGAGGTGGGCCCCAAGGCCGAGGGCCTTAGCAATATCTCCAATCTCACGGACTCCGCCATCAGCGATTATTCTGATATCTGGTCTGTTTAGTTCCTTGATACCTCGTACAACGTTTTCGATTGCTGTCACTTGGGGTACAGTAACACCCGTGACGTTCTTTGTCGTGCATGCGGCACCTGGGCCAATACCAACCTTTACAGCGTTGGCGCCCCATGCAACAAGCGCAGCGGCCCCTTCATCAGTTGCTACATTTCCTGCTACAATATAGGGTTCGTCTCCGTAGTTAGACCTAAGGTGGCCCAGGATACTTTTCATTAGGTGATGGTGCCCATGGGCGATATCAATGATGAAGTGCTTTGCACCTGCCGTATGAAGCTCGTGAAAACGTTCCCGTGCATCCCCTGCTACACCAATTGAGACAAAACAAGGTCTGCCTTGCACTTTTGTATACTCTTCTACAGCGTCACCGATTGATAGAAAGCGATGAATCGCTCCGATTCCACCAGCATCAGCCATCGCCAGTGCCATTGATCCATTCGTAACTGTATCCATATTTGCAGAAATCACTGGTACGTCAATGATGTTTTTGTGGTGCGCTGGATCTAATACACATGCGGTATTCACCTGAGACCGTGAGGTCACAGAGGAGTATTGGGGTACGATGTATACGTCTTTGTATTCTGTCATTTATCTAGTGTTTTCCAAAAGAATGCTGTGCGGCCTCTAAGGTGTTGTTCAGTTTCATCAACCGAACCAACGAACCATCCCTCATCCTTGTGCTGCACGTTCTCACTTAGAATACACTCTAAGCCCATAAGTTTGGACTCAATTACGACCCGTGGGCATGTGTCATGCCCTGCTGGCCTGAATACCAGGCCTTTAAACCCACTCAATTTCCGCAAGAAAGCAGCTGGAGGAAGTCCACCAACAACCTCATATTTCATGCCTTTTTCTTCACACCATTTCTTTGTTTCCTCTTCCGCCTTGATCCAAGAATATCCACCAAGAACTGCCCAGGTCTCTGTAGGACTTCGTGTCTCTCTGAGACCCGCTAACATGTCAAGCGTCTCACTTTTGAATGTGGAAGTCTGAACTATGAAATTTGTTGGCTTTGCTTGTGGGAATTTATCGATATACACCTGCATCTGTGCTTCGGACATAAAATAAACCTTTTGTGCTCGCTGGTACAGACCTCGAATAAAGATACCATTTTCCTGTGTGTGACAGTCACAATCTTTCCCTTCATTCAGTTTGTGCAGGTGCGTCGACCTATGCTTGCAGAATTTGTAGTCACATTCAATAATCGCAAAGTTGACCTTTGAGACAACCAGTTCAATTATGGCTGCCCTGGGCATCTGAGTAAAGTTCCCCAGAATCCAGTATTTGCCCTTGTTGGCCTCAACAAGTTCTGCGGTACATGAAGCGCTGTGAAGTTCGAAGACGGCGCCAGGGGCTTTTTGCAGAATAGCATCGAGGGTAAGTTCGGCTCCACCTGTGTAGTCCTTTGCAAACATGTCAGAGACGACAACGAATTCAATGTCATCTGGTATGTAAAAAACGGGTTGAATCATAGAGGTATTGTATACCCTACTCCATTTGGTGGTTAAACAAGAAAAGGGGCTTTCGCCCCTTATTCTATTAACTTGTCTAAGACTTACAGGTCGTCTACCATGTTCTTATTCTCTACACAGCCAAAGGCTTTGAAGAGCATTCTGAGGTCGGACTCACTATGGGATTCCGCATACTCAAACACTCCAGGAAGTCGCTCCTGGATTCCTACTTGGTCAGCAATCTGCTTTACCCTCGTCCCATCGTCCAGAGCTTGATGTTCATCCCAATGATCCTTAGGGCATACAACTAGGCTGTAGGTATCGTTAAGGTACCCAAAAGCAAAGTAACAGTCTGGCCATCGGACTGGAGGTAGAGACGGTTCAGAACTCTCTGTCTCAGCCTTTTTGGCCTTCTTGTTGAGACCCATAGCTTCGATAAGCTTGTCCGAATCATCATTAGCGCTTGCAGCACTCTCAGGCTTTGGTCGGCTATCTCGGGCTTCAAAAAGGTTGTAAAAGCCTCCATTGCTCAAGAAATGGCCTGCATAATCGTCGAACCCGTCAACAATGTCAATGACATGCTCTACTTCAGTGGCAGAGATGAACGTGTAAAGACTCTTTTCGATGCTACGAAGAAACAGAGGTCCCTTTGCGGTTACCGCACCAAGGTTCGTGGTTGCGTGAACCCAAATAACTTCACCCTCTTTCAACTTCTGGACACGGAGATAACTGAGCCTCATTCCCTTCGACAGAAATTTGGTGTCCATCTTTTCAGCAAATGCAGCCTTGAGTTCTTCTTCTGAAAGAATCTTTGGCTTCAATGGCTCTGACTCCTTTGCAGTCAAGGAAGGTACACCAAGGTCTCCAAACATATCACTTAAAGTATCTTCTTCTTCTAGAACATCCGATGCTTCTGTCTGGGTTGCAGGAGTGGCTGATGTAGCGTTGGGTGAAGTTGAATCTTCTTCCTCCTCTTCCTTCTCCTGTACTGAGATCTTCCATTCGATGTCATTCGTGATACCGAACGGTTTGTCGCCACGATAAAGAATTTCGGCGAGTCCAAGAGCAAGCGCAACAGACACATCCTGAAAAGTGATCTCCTCAATCTCCTCAGAACGCATGTTCCTACATTCCAGATAGTCCTCATCTGGGTGAACTTCTTCTACCGTATACATGTTGGAGGTGAAACCAGCATTAGGATGTCCAGTCTGTCGGAATGTTCCCAAGCCAATCACATCTTCCTTCTTAATTGAATCAAAGAGTTCAGCAGTTTCTTCTTCATCTAGGATCAATTGACCGTCTCTCAATTGATCCAGCTGGACAGGGTCATCATTATTGAGGAAGGTCATAAGTTTGCGTCCTGCATCCAGGACCTCGTGACTACCCCTGCAAGGGTAACGTACATCATTTGGATGTCGCTTCCGCTCTGTAACAATCACATGCTCTGTGACCTTCATAGTAGACTTTTCACTCATTTATTCACCTATACCTGTTGGAACTCACTAAGATCAAGTGTAAGTACACTTGAAGAATTGTTTCAGAGCTTCTTGTTGGGTCTCTCATGATTACCATTACAAATTCCCAACTTCTCAGAAGTCTCGCAGAGAGGTAATCACCTGTTTGTAGTATAATGGAAGGTACCTTAGGTTTAAACCAAATTACCTACAAAACCCTCTCAGACTCTCCCAATTGATAGTAATTGAGTGTTAAATTAGTCTTCTATATAGAGGATCTTCTAATTGACGAAGATTGATTTGATACATTCAGGTTTCTGAGATGGAATCGAAGATACTTGAATCTGTTGAATCGATGATCGATCAATGATGATCCGAGTTTACATTATGATCAGAAACTTGTGTAACTCAGAGTTATGTAAGTAATTGAAACTAGATCACTTTTCGAGTTTGACTAACTTAAAGCTTCTTAAGTCCGATTTGGAACTGGAGGAGATCATGAGGGAATTTTGATCACCTTCCTGATCAAGCTAGCAATAAGAAAGTTTCAGACTTACTTGGTCCCGATAATGGTAACCTGAGTAGCACCAGATGGCGGACTACCTTCACTAAACACGTAGACACCTCCAGAGACTCCACGGAACACCAACACAGTTGGGGAACCACCTTCTATCACCTGGATTATGTTTGAACTCGTTAGTTGAATGAAATTAGTTCCATTATAACCAGTTCGACCTCGTAATGAGTCATAACCTATTATTTGGGATGAAGTAATAGTCCCACTATGGGGAATGCTTGCTGCGTAGTTTGGCATTTGAACCTTATACTAGAGGGTTTGTACCATCCCAGGGAAAAGCAAAATCACCAAGTCGAATGAAATCTTTAGACGATGATGTAGCGATAGAATAGGTGGAACCATTAGAGCGAACTGGTCCAGCTGGTGATTTTAACAATGAACTTGCGCCCTTGTATCCGCCAGGGCCACTAGGGTTCGCAGTAGCAGGCCTGAACCAGAATACTGGGAGAAGATCGTCGTTTCCAGTTATATGGTTTGTTCTTCCTTTATCATCTGCAAATTCCTGTTGCGAAGCTAAAAAGAATCCATACGCCATTGCTGCGACTCCTCCATAAACTTCACTTGGTGTATTTTTTGCGAACCAAGCTGCTGGAGTTAAAATAATTGAGGAAGTGATGGCGTGGGTGACCGTGTTCGACGCAGTTAATCCATCTAATACACTACTTCCATCAGCACAATAATTTACATAGGGGTCAACATCTCCTGGATCAAAAGTGCCGCTAACCATTCCATCAGATATCCAACACACATCAATGTTGGCGCCGCCTGGTTCAACTTGTACAAAATACCACGAGTAAGGGGGATCTTGGTCAGCCGCAACGTGGAGCGTATATGATCCATCAGTGTCAAAATAGAAAGTTTCAAAAGAAAAGTTTGGAAGTTCTGTCCCGATAAGTCTGACTTGATCCAAAGCATCTGGTAACGTAGTTGCATTAGCACTTCCTGTAAAACTTGCGCTGTAGGAATATTTGGCACGCCAACTCAATGAGTTGGTGCCTCTCTGAAAAGCATATTCACGGCGGACGCCTCCGTGCGAACCTGTTGCACCCAAAGGCTGTTTAACAACAAACCAAGCATTACTATTTGCCAGATCGGACGAAGCCGTAAGGACATCACCCGAAGAGAAAGTTGTCGCATCTGATGAAGAGACAACAACCCAACCTGCTTGAACAAGTGTATCCTTCAGAATCCAGACAGCGTCATTACCTGTCGCTGGTGACAGAGAGGCAGAGAAGAAATAGTTGGTCATGCAACTAAATATGTTGAACTAAAATTAACAACCTGCATGTTTGAATTGTTCCTGCTTGGTCAGCAAATTCCTTCTGATAGTTGAATGAGACTGGCCAATTCTGGGTATAGAGTTAAAATAACAAAGGTAACATTTGCCTAGTCCCACACCCATTTAAACTGCTTCCAAAAACTATCGTTGTAGTTATGTGTACCGCTTGCTGCCTTAGAGTTCATGGCTCTATTTCGGTCTAGGAAGTCGGTAAGGCTACCATCTGTCATAATGGGTGGAGCAGCATGTTGGTTTGCTGAATCTGGGGCATCTACCGCATTGAACACTTGAGTGTTTACAGACATGCCAGCGATCATTGCTTTAGCGATTTCGTCAGAGCTGTAGGCTGAGGCCCCGCCTGCTTCGAACAGAGAATTACCAATGGCGAGTGACATAACAAGGTCATCATTGTAGCCCTTCTGAGCCGATAATTTGTTATTCTTCTTCCAGACGAATGTTTGAAGTTCTGCATGGAACCTCTCTGAGTAGATGCTGAGCCGCTTGTTCCTAAGGACATCTTCTAATCGAGCTAGAATCTCTTGTTTGCTTTTTTCAGTGGTCTCAAAACCAGGGATCTCATTAGCCAACTCTATGGTTGAGTAAGCCATGTAGATGTTTTTTTGAAGCTTTGGGTAAAAAAGGTTAGGATAATTCATCTCTTTTAACTTCAAGCATGCAGGAAGTCCTACTGAGTTGCGCTCTGGGCAAACCATTGCCATATTGTATCTCAAGCCGGCCGTGACCAACATTTCACCAAACTTATCGGGAGGCATTTTACCTTTGTACTCGGCTACAACCTCATCGGCCACTGTGTCAATTACGTGGAAAGCAGAGAAGTCGGCACCGTCTCCTCGGGCTACGTCTGCGGAAATGACGTATTTGTGTTCGGGTTTAGGATGCTCCCAGATCCACATATCTTTTCGTATTGTCCAGTCAGGCCCCCAAAAGGCTATTGGCTTCTTGATAACCTGATGAATCATGTCCATCACGTCAACATTCAGGAATGTGTCACCAGATGCAGCAAACGAACACAAAAGCTCTTGTGCAACTCCTCGTTCACCCTTAGCTTCGATTAACTGACGTCGTTCCTTTTCGTACCATTCCTGATCACGTTCTGGGTGAACTGTCCATGGAAGTTCGATTGGCACAAAGTCATTTCCGCCTTCTTGTGCGGATTTCCACATTTTATGGAAAAAGGAACCAACACCTGAAGGTGTAGAGATTAGGATGGCAGAACCACCAGTGGACAAAGTAGGCCAAAGGGCAAGCCACAGGTCTTCAATTCCTTCAACGTGAGCGGCCTCATCGACTACCAAAAGAGAAAGTGCTGCACCACGGAAAGCATCCTGAGAGGTTGCAGAAGCCTCGATACGGGATCCATTGGAGAACTCAAGGTGTGACTTGGAATCTCCAGTAACTGCTGGCATGACAAGCCAATCGGGCAAGGACATATACATGTCTCTTACTTTTCGAATGAAGAGCTGTGCGGTTTTTAGCTTAGTAGCGATGACACCGAGGAACTTTTGCTTACGGAATATACCCATCCACAGGCAGTACGCAGCAGAGACTGTAGAAAGACCCAACTGACGTGACTTGTTGACGATGGCGAATCTGTTTTGCTGAAAAATCTCCAAACACTCGTCCTGGAACGGGAAGGTGTCAAACTTAATCACCCCCTTCATTGGATGGGAGATTTTTACGTAGTTGTTGATAAAGTAGCGAGCGTCGGTGCCGCATTTAAGCACCTCTTCCATTTGTATTTTTTTGGGAGGTGCTTTGCTTTTCCTGGATTTTTTTATGCGGGCCATTTTAACTTACTTCACACGGACAAGCGCATTAACCCTATAAAATGCTCTACTGAGAGCTGAATATTGTGAAATGTGAATGAACTCGGTTGACTCCTCAAACGTGCCGTCATCCATTTCAAGTTTCAGTTTCTCATCAAAACGAGCTTCATAGTCCGCAGAAGCACGTTCAATAGCTCCTCTGATCATGGCTAGAGCTTCATTACGATGAACTCTCTGAAGTTCACGCATCATTTGGTCAGAACGATAGGTGACTGTCATGATGCATCGAGCCCTGATTAGCCCACTGTCGATTGGGTCAAGTCGGACATTCATACCAGCGACATGTTGGTGACCAGGGCCATCAGAACCAAACGAACCGTTTAGTACCTGTGAAATTCGGAGGAGTTTATTGTAATCAGTTTCCATAGCGCCTTTTCCTAAAAACTACAGTTAAGTAGCAAGCCTGCACCAAAATCACTTATTTGAAGGTTAGGCTTGGCCTCTCAAGCAAGGAACGAAGTGCTATATATTGAGCCCATTCTTCCGAGGATTTATTGGGACCTTCAGGCCAGGAAACTCCTGGTGAGCCTGTCCATCTTTCTTTACATTTATGGCAAACACCATTTGTTCTATATGCTAGGCCATCGTCTGAAGTTCGCATAGGGTGTTCACAACAGGAGCAAAAGAGTGGTATAATCCCGCTAAGATCCTTAGGAGCTACCACAACAATTTGACCGTCCGCTACCAACTTCATTTTGCGGCTTGAGCCGCTTTCTATCCAATCATTCATATTGTTGATTCTAAGGGTGATATTTACGGTTGTCCATGAATAATCCAAAACTTACAATATTGATTGAGCGAATTGTTGACGAAGTCCTCAAAGAGGACCGAGCTGACATTTCTGCTGACTATGTTGCTTCTATAAAAAGCAAAGACCCAGAGCTGTATAATGACCTTATGCAGCATGCTGAGTTTGTCATCCAAGCTACGAAAAACAAGTATAAACCATCTGATAAACTTGTTACCATACATCGTCTGTTGAATTCGGATCCAAACCTTGACCCGAGATCTTCAGGAGATACACATGGTGTCCGCCTTTTTATCGACTACCTCGCACGTGAGGAAGGTAAGGATTCAGAGGACTCCAGAGAGTTTGCTGGCAAAGCTAAGCGATGGTATCAATCTACGATTGATGCTTTGCTCAAAAAAGTCTTCCAGGAATCAACTACTGAAAAGAAGCGTAAAGTGCTAAGTGAAGCAGTTAGAAAGCCTTTCAACATGGACCTGCCTAGGGATCTACTAACCTTGGCAGATATCTTCACCCTAAACAGCTTTCAGCTAGTTGTTGTGGGTGGAGCGGTTCGTGATGCTCTATTGGGTAAGGAACCAAAGGACTACGACGTTGCAACAAACGCACAGCCCGACGAGGTGTTGTCTATGTTGGCAGGGCACCCACAGTTCAAGACACTGGAAATCGGCAAATCCTTTGGTGTTATTAACGTAATCACTCCCGAAGGGAATGAATACGAAGTAGCTACCTATCGAAATGATATTGGAAGTGGACGTCGGCCTGATGCAGTTGAATTTACTACAATTGAGAACGACGTAAAGAGACGAGACCTTACAATCAATGCACTCTTCTTTGACATTGCTGAGCAAGAGATCATCGATTATGTCGGCGGCATCAAAGATTTGGAGGCTGGGCGCATCCGAGCGGTTGGCGACGCCAAAGAAAGATTTGATGAGGACCCGCTTCGTATCCTACGTGCAATTAGGTTCTCAGCACGAATGGGTGCAGGGCTTGATGACAATACTGAAGAAGCTATCCGCAACGACAACACACTAAGAGGTGTCTCACCTGAGAGGGTTCGTGACGAGTTCCTCAAGTCAATCAAGACTGCCAGGTCAGTTCCAGCCCTGATGAGGCTTTACGACAGTTTTGATCTCTGGGGACAAATCCTTCCAGGATTGAAAATCAACACGTGGTATCAAGAGACAAAAAACATTCCAGTGCTGCTTTCTTTACTTCTCCGTGAGAATCCTCCCAAGAGCCTGGGCAAAAAGATGAACAAGTTGAAATACAGTGTCGTTGAAACTCGTCAAATTATGTTTTTAACGATGTTCCAGGGTTTGACACCAGAAAACGCATATCAAATGAAGAAGCTGTGGAAATCAACCAGATTGACAGACCAGGATCTCGAAGAGTTCGCTAGGCTGAGTAACCACCCTAAAATGCAGCTTGTAAAGGCATTCAACCAGTACACACCTACGGTGGACGGGCAAGAACTGTTGGCACAGGGCTTCAAGGGTCGTGAGCTTGGACAGGAAATTGAACGCAGAGAGATGGATCTGTTCAAAAGGCTTATCTAATGTTTGAAAACAACGAAACGGATGAGTCAGGTATAGGCGAAAAAATCGGTGCTAGAAAGAAGCTGATGTATTCAGCGAGGATTGCTCACCGTGAAGGCTTCGACCCAACGACTTGGAGGAATCATCCAGAAATTCAAAAAGTTTGTTCACGACATGGCCTCGACCCTGATATACTAAATCACATAGTCGCCTGGGTTTGGACTTTTGGACGACGGTAACCTAGTTAGAAAACTCGGAGGGTAATGCGGCATGGGTGCTGTCACTGCCTCGAAAGCAGAGGGCTCGTCAGAGATGGCGAGTGGGGTTCAACTCCTCTGCCCTCCTTTTGGCAACAGAAACAAGATGGTTTCTAGGTCAATCAAACAACAACTTTGGCAGCAACAACTGCCTTTTGCTCGAAACGTACTATGACACAACTACAATCATTTCTTAAACATATCAATTCAGTACGCCACAACAGCGGCGTATCCGACATATGCAATTTGATTGGAGAATGCAACGATGAGAGACGATTTCAAAAAAGTCCTGTGCGAGGAGCCACGTCGGCTCCGTAGGGGAGCCAAGGCACTCAACAAGCTGCCTGGCTACAAAAAGAAGGCCCAGAAAAACCGACGTGGGGACTACGGCGAGTGGAATTTCCCTAAAAAAGAATCAATGCGAGCCCGTGGTGGTTGGCATCGTGGCACCAAAGTTTTTGGTGAACACTTGGGTCCGCTCGTCCGCTTCCTTAGAAGCTCGGTGGGTCGTAAATGGGACGATGTTTATTCAGAGATTGCCAAAGTTTGCCCTAATAATAGTGCGGTGAGTGGTCATATTTACGAACACCTCTGGGGATATGTTGAAACTAAACCCGCCTTCGAGGACGGCAGGCCTTATGATTCTGCTTACGGATACAGCGGTATCCGCCATTATATTGTAGACCGTGGTCAAGATAATACCTTTTACGTTGACAAGGAAGGTCTCCTTTGCCGAGCACCGCTTTTGAAGCGTGTAAAGAACAAGGTACAGAACACAATACACAAGGCCAGTGGTAAGATTTATATCAAAGTAGAAGGCGTTTGGCACGAGGGGCTTTTTCGTCGCATTCCTAAAAAACAACCCAGGACTGTTGAATTTGAAGGGTACAATTACTATACATATAAGTTTGAGGTCATTGACCGACCTGATTTCGACGATATTTTTGTCGGAATGGGCAGTTGGTGTTGGGGTCGCCTGGCCGAAAGAACCGAGAGAAAAATGCGCCTATGCTACAAAGTATACGGCAAAAAGGTCCACTGCTACGACAAGGTAAAGCTGAGCCCTAAAGAACTCAAAAAACTCGGGCTTGTGAACAAAGAAGCTACTAAGACCTGATTTAGTATACGTGTTTAAATTGTCATTGAAGTGTGCTCTAGTTTAGAGAAGGTGTTGTGTGAACCATAAAAACAAGCTAGTTTCCTTTACTTTGGTATTGGGGTTGATGATGAGCGGGTGCATTTCTAGTGCAGACACAGCTCGTACTACTGTAGAGCCGCAGACATCGGAAATGGCTGAACGGGTGTATGCGACCGAGGAATCGGAGTCGGCTGCTGAACGAAGTACTCCAGAGGAACCCTCACGAGAGACAACGACATCGGCCCGCAGAGAACCCTTGATTATTAGTGTTGTTACTGCTGGAGTTGTTATGTTCTTAACAGGGGCCATCATTACCGCAGGAGCCAATTAAAAAACATTTAGGGAATACATAGTAGTATACTTGACTAATGACTGTATCTAGGAAAAATAAGTGTCAGACATGCGAAACTGTTCTCGTCCTGGACGAAAAGTATGATGCATATATGTGTTTGACTTGTAATGAGTGGGCCGAAGGTGCCTGCCCAGATGAAGCTT